ATCGTTCAGTGCTTTCGCAGCCGCACGAAGTTTTTCGATGTTCATGTTTGAAGACGCACCACCCACAGATGTCGCAACAGTTGATGGAGATGCAGCCGCATCAAGTGCATCAATGCAAAGCTGGTCCATACGGCGAGCAATCGCTTTTGAAACAACCTGCACCAATTCACGGCGCTCATCAAAGTTGACGTGTGATTGATGGAAGATGTCTGAATATTCTGCTGCGATATAATCAGACATTGTGGCGGTAACCTGGCTATAGGTTACGTTCAATGGAGTTACGTCAGTTTGTGGAACACGAACTGTTGCAACACCTTTACCGATTTTTGGGAACTTTACTGTGTTACCCTGGACACCTGTGCGTGTCCGCATTGTGCCGCGAAGCAACGCTTCGCCTTGGTATGCCTGTTTAACTTCCTCATCGAAAAGCGTTACAAAGGCATTAGTAATACTCTGCGCCATAGCAGAAGCCTCCTATTAGGTTTCAACTCAAAACGCTTACTGTTAGCCGATGTAATTCGGGCAGTCGCTTGCGCGAAAATGGTCGCGCCATCCAGCGGTTTACCGCATCAAGGGGCCGCGCAACGGTTAGCCCTTAATCTGCCTATACACGCAAAATGTAGTGATTGCAACAAAATCTAGCTATTTGCTGCCGCCCATTGTTTTTCAATCTTTGTTCGCCAGACTGCGTCTGTCTGCCATCGAGGATCTGAAATTGCTTGAGCAAGATCTTCTCTAGTCATTTCCGGGCTATCCACAACCGGCGTTGTCGGTATGCCTTCATTCGTATAACCCTGAATAAACTTGGTCATTGCATTGATAGCGTCAGCATTATTAAGACTATATGCTAAAGCTTCACGCTCTGAATTAGTTAATGCTGCTTTGGTTATGTGTCGCTCGAGATATGCAATTTTTTCTTGACCGCGCTCACCAAGTTTATCCATTTCTTGCTTACGATCATAGTCAGCAAATTCAGCCGCTTCCATTGATGCCCCAAGAATATCCCCGGCCAACTCTTCAAAGGCTTGCTGCGATATACCGTATTTTTGCGCCCAATCATTATATACCTGGAAGGTCGGATCCTCCGGGTCGAGGCCATTATCCACCAGATTTTTAATTTCATAATCACCATCTGGCGCTTTGTGTTTGCCTTGCTTAAATGCCTTTTCAAGTTCAGCATAACTTTTTGCCAACTTTTCAACATCAGGTCCATCATCATCCCAAAACTTTTCTGGATAAAAATCAGGACGCTCGATAGGCTCATTGTCAACTTCAACTTCTTCATTTTCTTCTGGCCGTAATTGAAATGGCTGTTCTTGTTCTTGATGTTGTTCTTCTGGCTTTTGAAAATTAACCAGGGGCGCATCTTCAGATGTTTCGATTACTTCAGCTTGTTCAGACATTGTTACTCCTATCAACCCGCTTTTCAATCAGGCGTACCAATTCAGCCATACCGGTTCTAACAAAACCATGACTTGCATCTTCACCTGGATACCAAGAAGGTTGTTCAATAGTTATCTGTCGTAGGTGATGTAACACCTTTTGACCTTCCTCAGATTTAAAGACCCTTCCATAAAGAATATCAAGGTCGTCCGCTTTTGGCGGCTCAACAAACGCTTGGCTTATACCTTCCCAACCGTCTGGAGAACTCATTGCATTACCTCTGCTATTGTTTGGTCAGTTGGCATAGGTTGCTGTTCTTGCATCATAGCTTGTTGCATTTGTTGCATCATAGCCTGTTGTTCCTCTGGGGTATTTAGTACCCGTTGATCAATACCCATTTTCTCGGCAATAAATGATATACTTTCCTCGATGTTAAGGAAAGATTGACCCATTGGTCCCATTGCATTGGCGATCTGCATAAAGCTTAGAAGTTGATTAACTTCCTCCATCTTTGGCGCTTCCGCCAACGGCGATATCGGAGCAACTTTAACTTGGACGCCATTGACTTTCAATGGCATATCAATCAAGCCCTGGCGATCTAGGACAAACAAGATCCTGGAAACAAGTGGGTTCATAATTTCAGTCATCAAACGACCGAAAGCAGATCCAAGGTTTGTTGCCAGTTCACGTTGGCGTTGCGCTATTTCCGTTGCAGATCGAGCCGACATTGTGTCCGGCGGCAATGTATCATCCATTAGGATCTTTTTGATGTTTACTCTTAGATCCTGAATAATGATTTGACTTGTGTTAAAATCTCCGGCTTTGGGCAATGGGGCCAAAGATGCGCCTTGTGGCCCACCATTTCTTGCTACGGGGATGATTGATCCGGGCTGTATTTTAATGTTCTGTGGATTAAGAACACCATCATCTGCCGCAAGATATACGCCGGATATTGCAAGACTTGCATTCTTCAAAACAAGCTCGAGCGTTTTGTTAAGCGTTTTAATATCAGCGATCGCATCAACCAAAGGACCACGACCATAAATTTCACCAGCGGTTTTGCTGAACCGGGCAACAATAAATGGGCTGGATGGCATTTCACGATAAACAATTTCTTGTGACTTGGCTGGCCAAACAACGTGATAATGATACCGGCCAGTTTCCTGATCGAAGATAATTGCATCAAAGAGATCTAACTCTTCAGATCCGCGTCGATCAATTGCATCCTCTAACTCTGGCGTCAACTGAACGTCTGAAAACTCTCTGGTAATTGACTCTGCTTTGATGCGCAGCTTTCGATAAACATTATCGACAATGCCATATGCGCCCTCTTCAATGGCAACCAAATACTGAGGCACAGCCAAAAATCTAACAGGCGTAACTTCATCACCGGGCATTACCATCATTACAGCTGTGCCAACACAAAGATCTAAGAGAAACTCACCCATCGCTAGATCAAAGCTGGTTTGGCGCAATTGATCAAACATGATATCAACATAAGCATCCAAGATCTGTTGCGCTCGTTCCCGATCCCGTGGAGGAACAGCAGAACCGGGTTCGAGACGACACCATTTGCGGTTGGGGGGGAACAACCCAGATTGCAAACGATTGGCAAATCTCTTAGTGGAAGCCATTGCAGTGCTATCAAAAACTCTTTGCATCTTCCCCTTGCCGGGGGTTTTGCCCTCATAATATCCATTGTAAAGATTGCGCTGGGGCAGGGCAAATTCATAACAATCTTCATAGATTGTGCGCCATTCATCCTTTCGAGCCTGTGCCTTAGCCTCTCGAGCCATGACTTCTCTGATCGATAGTTTAGGCATTTGCCTTGTTCCTCTTGCTTATAGCGGCAGCTTTACGTTTGGCATCCGCTGTAGATGAAGCGCCCCAGGCGCGGAGCGACAACAATTTCCGTGTCGGTCGGCCCTTGCTGTCACGATCCGGCCCGGGGTTCCCCGCCATTCGAGCCAGGAAGGACGCTCTGCGGGGATTATCGCCGGATTTGACGGGAGGCTTTAGATTAGATCCCTCTTTGCGCTTGAAGTAAGCGCGTCCAGCAGCGTTCAGTCCACCTTTAGGATTTTGATGCGCTTTTTTTACCACCAGATTTTGCTTTCTTTTTAGGCGCTGATTTCTTTTGAGGTTCTGGCTTAGGTTCTTCAACAGCCATTACCTTGCGATAAACTCTTTCATCATTCTTGATTTTAGTCATTCATAATATTCCTCAACAGCGCACGGCGTTTCGCAACAAATTTACCGCGCTTTTGTTCAAATTTCTTACGGCGCTTTTGGCCTTCTGCCCGTTCTTTTTCTTTGGCTATTTGCTCCGGTGTTTTTTGCGGAGCAACTTTTTTTGCTGGCTTTCTATCGCCTCCACCACTGACTTTTTTTCTTTCTCTTTCAGCAGCCATACGATCTCTAGTGCGGCGAGTTCTTGCTTGATAGTCAGATGTTTTTTCTTTGAAGCCCAGCCCCATTTGAATGTCTGACAAAATGTTAGAACCAAGCGTTTTTAAATCTTTTGCTGGTTTTCTCGTAATGGCATCTGTGTAAGACCTGGGGCGAGTAACCATCTTAATCACCGCCTAGTTTGGTTTTCATCTGGCCACCCGGCCCTTCTTGTCGCAATGGAGAGAACAACAATCGCATTCCGCCAGATCTACGGATCCGCCGCCGTTGTTGTGCTGCTTGTGATTCCGTCTTTTCTTGCGCTGTTACACGCTCTTCCTGACGTTCTTGTGCTTTTTCAGCCGCCACTTCTTTCTCGACTACCGGAGCCGGTTTCGATTTCTTTTTTCCGCCAAACAGTCCGCCCATTAGTCAAACCTCGCCATAGAATAATAGTCGGCCCCCTCTGGACCGTACTTTCTTAGCTTGCACTCTACCTCAAACTGTAGTGCTTTAGCAAACCTTAATGCGGGTTGATTGTCTACTTTTACACAGATTTGCATACGTCTGATATCGTTATCAGACATCACATTGTTTAATATTGCTCTTGCGCCTATTAAAATCGATCTAACATGATCATTCATGCCTTCTCCTGGGAGAAACCAGGCTTCGACTACGCCGGGCCAAAAATCTCTTACTCCAAAACAGCAAACAACGCGACCACGTCCAATCCCGGTCCAAGACCATCCAAGTTCAGAGTGATCCCAAACATAATCCAAATAATCTGGAATATGCTTGGCGTATTCTTGTTCGTGTGGTCCGAGTTTAATACTATAGAGATGATTGAGTGTCAGCGGAACAATTTGTTCATCCGTCCGCATTTTGAATGTTGGTA